CGTTGAGTATGAAGACACAAGGGATGTCTACTCTTATGTGTTTTATGATGGAAGAATGATATCTAAAATCATTGATGAGATGGATATTTGTTCTTTAAGAATTGCTGAAGACGTTCTCTTTTTGTATGAAGCGATGTCTAGAGGCATCAACACTAGAAAGTCTACTGAATGGATGTTTGACAATAGAAGTCTAGTAGATAAAAAGTTATCAGACTCCCGTGAAGTTTGGTCTGGTATGTTTGATAGTGAAGAAGAAAAGCCAGAAGATTTTTATCAAACTGAAGAACACTATGAAGCGTTAAGGTACATACAGCGAAAATATCCATACGGAATGAAGATTTTTGAAAAGCATGGCAAAATGAAAAACGTCAAGTATTGGAAGAAAGTCTACAGACCAATGGTGGCTGATGGTGCCTCGCTTGAAGAGTTTATGTAATTAAATTTGGTGTTGACAAATCCATAAATATCTGATATAGTGGTAATAATTTAATGGAGTACATATGACAAACAACACAAAACCTATAGTCGAAGAGAGTGCCAACTACGACAACTATATGGATGATGAGGCACGTAAAAATGATTCTTACAGTATTAGCTTAGACAAATTTTTCGATGAGCCTATGCCTGATAAACTTGTTGATGCTACTAAAGTTAAAAAGACTGTACAGAACGATGTATGGAAATCAATTTACGTTCACTTTAGAACGCAAGATGATATGGTCGATTTCTGTCAAAAAATTAATCAGATGATTCCAGGATACGTAAAAGAAACTTACTATCCATTAGAAGATCGTGCGGTGTCTTTGTTTAAAGATATGGAAGAAGAGCCTGTTGCGATTGATGCTAATCTACTTGTTCCTGAATACAATGGACCAGGATTCAGTAAAGTCAAGCCTGTCGAATCAAGCTGGACAAAACACTGGGTTGGTATGCCAGAATTCACTCAAAACGATAAAGTGAAGTTCAGAGCAATCACTATGCACTTTAGATGTGAGGCTGACTATAAAGAGTTCTCGCAAAAAATCAATCAAGAGGTTACTGAGAAGACTAAAAGCATTTGGCATCCCGAACAGCATATCACAAAGAATTTGTTGTTACGGTGGATTCAGCCAGAGGGTAGAACTTTACCTAGACATCCCATGTACATCGTATCTAAGGGTCGTGCGGATTCAATGTTTACTTCAAGGTCTTTGTCTCGTATGCAGATTCCACATTACATTGTGATTGAGCCGCAAGACTTAGATAGCTACGATAAAGCACTTGACGTATTCAAAATGAGAGATTATGTGACACTTCTAGTCGCACCTTTCTCCAATCACGGAGATGGTCCTGGTCGTGCTAGAAACTGGGCATGGGATCATTCGATCAGTATCGGTGCTACAAGCCACTGGGTACTTGACGATAACATCTCAGATTTTTACAGACTACACAATAATGAGAGAATTAGATTTGAGAGTGGTGTAGGCTTTCAAGTTATGGAAGACTTTGTAGATAGGTATGACAATGTTTATATTTCTGGTCCACAGTATCGATTCTTTATTGACCCGAATCAGAGTTATCCTGCTTTCGTTGCCAACACCCGCATATATTCTACTCTTCTTATTCGGAATGATTGTAAGCATAGATGGCGTGGTAGGTATAATGAAGACACTGATATCTGCTTACGAGTGATGAAAGACGGAGATGTTTGTGTGCAGTTCAACGCATTCATGCAAGGCAAAGCCGCTACTCAGACAGTCGCCGGTGGTAATACTGCTGAATTTTATCATGCAGAGAATACGGAGAATGAAGAGTTCAAAGAGACTGGTTACAACACAGAAGGTACTGTGAATAAGTCGCAGATGCTAGTTGACATGCACCCAGACGTGGCAAGACTTGTCTGGAAATATGGTAGATGGCACCACTTTGTAGACTACGGTCCATTCAAAGTGAACAAGCTTCGATTCAAAGATGGGTATGATTTACCTAGTGGTGTGAACAATTACGGTATGGAACTAGTCAAAGATTTTGATTGGAAAAACGCATAAAAAAATTCATTTTTCTTGAAAAAAGTGGTTGACATTACGGTCAGACCTGTTATTATAGTACTGTAATCAAGAGAAACGGAGAAGAAATTATGGCGTATGTATCACAAGAAATGAAGAAATCACTTGCTCCTGCTATCAAAGCAGTCCTTAAAGAGTTCGGTATGAAGGGCAGTATTTCTGTCAATAACCACTCAACTCTTTGCGTGAATATCAAAGCAGGTGAGATCGACTTTTCTGAGAACTACACTCACGGTGATCGTTACATCCAAGTCAATGAGTACTGGATTGATGAGCATTATACTGGTGTTGCCCAGAAGTTTCTTAACAAGTTGTTAGCGGCAATGAAAGGTCCTAACTACTTTAACAATGATGATGCGATGACTGACTATTTCCATAGATCACATTATACCGACATCAACATTGGTAAATGGAACCAGCCTTACGAATTAATTTCGTAAAAAGTGAAATTGGGGGTTGACATTCGTGTCAACTCCTTGTATACTGTTTAAGTAAACAATGAGAGATTATATTATGCAAGTTGCAGTGATTCATACAGCCTTCGAAGAAAGTCCACGAACGGTTGCTTTCGTAAACATTCCTGAAGATGCTCGGTCAACTGATGAGGCTCTAGAGTATGCCTATCGTTGGACTAACAATGTGATGGGTTCTTGGAGTCGAACTGATATCGAAGATAACGGTGACTATAATCCAGATGTAACTGTGATGGCACCTTTAGGTGAAGGTGGGTTGGGTCTTCGATCTACTTCGATGGGTGACCAAATGCTGATCGGCAATAAAAAATACAAAGTTGCCGCTTTCGGATTTGAGGAGATGACATTTGAGTAAAATAAAGTTCTCACGTAAGGTCATGAGCATTCAAGAGTTTGTTCTAGACCTTTTGCCAACTGTAGATTGTAGTCCAATCGGACAGCGACTACCTGTACACCCTGATGTACAAAACGCTAAATCAGAAGCAATCATCTTATCAATACTGTCTAACATTGATATTGGTAACATCACACTTGTAGATGTTTCTGATGAGCCAACTACTTGGCTTTGGGAATCACTTGATGGCGGTCACCGCAAGCGGGCAATTCGAGACTTTTTTCAAGGCAAGTTTAGTGTACTAGGTCGAAAGTATTCTGAACTATCTGATAAAGAAAAGTTAGAGTTTAAAAGCTATGAACTTGCATTCACGATGTATTCTCCGTTGAGCAATGAGATGAAAGGTAAAATCTTTCGTAGCTTGAACGAGACTACACACGTGAACGAGATTGAGATGTTAAACTCTTATGGCGACACCTCAATTGCTAACGCAGTGCGTGAAACCGTGCGTGTTGTTACTCGTAGCGACGGTAAAGCATCCATCATCAATGAACTCTTTGATATTACTAAGAGCGGTAATTTTCAGTGGATATCTGGTGACAACTTGCGTCTAAAGCAAGAAGAGTTTGTTGCCCGTGTGTACTACACGTTCTACAAAGGTGGTAAGTTGTGCAACCGCACGACAATAAAAGTTCAAGAGATGTATGACAACCCAAACCTCAATGTAAACGCATTGAAGAAGAAGGTAGACAAGTTCTTAGATTTCTTATTTGAAATGGCTAAGACACGCCGTCAGACACTTGGCTCTGGATTAGGAAACAGTGAGAAGAATGCACTTCTCAATCTATATGTTTATTTGTCAGAGAGTTTTGGCTCTGACTTAGAAGCAACTGATTATGTTGAGTGGTACAAAGCCTTCTCTGTTGTGTATAATGATTTGTACAATGATCCTAAAGAGAAGTGGACAGATATTCCAAACTTAGAGTTTGAATCAAAAGATTCCACAATCGCACAGTTGTTCAAAGATTATACCCGAAACCACGATAACTCTGAAAAGCAAACTCAGATGGTAAAGTGGATGACAAGCCATCCAGAGTGGGAAAACATTTATGAGTTTACGCTGTTGAAAGACCGCAATCGTGCTTTCCCACGTTGGATGAAAGAAGTCACATTGCAAGATCAACGCTATACTTGCTACATTGACGGTCTACCTTTAGACTGGGAAGATGCGGAAGCTGGACACATGGAAGCACATGCTCTTGGTGGCAAGACAATACTAAGCAACTGTGCAATGATCCGTAAGTCACATAACAGTGCAATGGGTACCATGAATGTCCTTGAGTATAAAAAGATTTATGAAGAGAAGGTAGCCGCATGAAGAAAAACAGTAAGAACTTTATCTTTGATATGGAAACGATAGGAGCAAATGTTCTTGTCTGTCCAGTAGTAGACATGGCATATGCTTGCTTTGACTGGGAAAGATTCGTAGACGATCCATATTCGTTTGAAGAAATCGTGGGTGAAGTTCGAACTGTTAAGTTATCTATCAACGATCAAATGCAAAACTATAATTGTAGTTTCACTAAGGCTGACATTCAGTGGTGGGAAAATCTGCCGAAAGAAGCACGTGATAATATCTTGCCAAAAGAAAATGACTTGACAGTCCGTGAGTTTTGTGATACTATACTATCATACTTTAGAGACAACCCAGACATTGGTTATTGGTGGTCTCGAGGTAATTCTTTTGATCCAGTGATTCTGTTCAGATTAATAGAATCGCAAGGCAAAGGTAAGTTGATGAATGAGTATCTTAAGTTCTGGAAGGTAAGAGACATTAGAACTTTTATTGATGCTAAATTTGATTTTTCAACACGCAGTGGTTTCGTACCTCTTGCTGATGAAAAATATTGGGAAGAAGCGTTTGTAGCCCATGATAGTAAACATGATGTTGCCGCAGACGTTTTAAGATTACAGGCTATATACAGAGCCGAAAACGATTTGGAGCAAACTAGACGATGAGTGATAATAAAGAATTTGCCGCAGCCGAAAGCGGTGCTTTACGTGAATGTATTGGTATGCCATATTTCAGGCAACTCCCTCTTGAGGGTTTAGCCGCCGGTGCGGCAGCCCTTGAGTACGGCGCAACAAAATATGCAGATCGAAACTGGGAGAAGGGTCTTCCCTGGCAACAAATGATCGATAGTCTTAAGAGACACATCGATGACTTTGAACGCAGGAAAGATTACGATGACGGTCCCACTGGTTCTGGTTTGCCTCATATCTGTATGATTATGGCCGGTGCTTTGATGCTGTCAAGTTCAGTCATTCGTGGTGTAGGTGAAGACGATAGAATGCCAGCGCCAACCGATGAAGCTTTTAGTGCTAAAGACTGTGCAAAATGGATCAGAATGCAAATGGAACGTTCTGAAGAATTAACAAAAAATAGGAGTGATATGGGTTAGATATGAAAACTTTTGGCTGTTCTGATATAAATAAAAAGCAGAACGTGATTTTTAAACTATTAAGAAAGGTGAATAAAATATGAAATTTAGTTCAGACACGTTGAGTGTTCTAAAAAACTTTTCGACTATCAACCCAAGCATTGTGTTCAAGCCAGGGTCAGTAGTTCGAACTATATCCCCGCAAAAGACTGTTATGGCTGCGGCAACAATTGATGAGACTGTTGAAACTCAAGCAGGTGTTTATGACCTGTCTCGTTTCTTAAGCACTCTCGCATTGTTTGATAATCCAGATGTTGAGTTTGGTCAAGATCGTTTTACCATTAAAGGTGGTAGAAGTGAACTTCGCTATACGTATACATCCGAATCATTGATGGTTACTCCACCCGAGAAGGACATTGTCGTTCCCGATCCTGAAGTATCCGTCAATATTAAGTGGCAAGATATTGAAAGCGTCCGCCAAGCGGCAGGTGTTCTTCAATTGCCCGAGATTGCTTTCATCGGTGATGGTAGTACTATCACTATGTCAGCGGTCGACAGCAAAACATCAACGGCAGATAATTATAATACCGTTGTTGCTGAAGGTGTCAGTACAGATCCATTTAATATGATCATTAAGACTGACAACTTGAAATTGGTACCAGCCGACTATGAAGTTACTTTATCTTCGAAAGGTATGGCACACTTTAAGTCGAGTAAGGTTCAATATTGGGTTGCAATCGAAACTCGTTAATCAACTTAGTTATAGGAGACTAATATGACAGAAGAAAACCAAGCCCCCGAAACCCAAGAGCAAGAACAAGCTCCTGGTCTTTCACTGAATGACATCTCAGCGGCAGTGCAAATCATTGACGTTGCGACCGCACGTGGTGCCATTCGTGGTGAAGAGTTACTGCCAGTTGGCACAGTACGCCAACGTTTCATGGCATTTTTGGAACACGCTAAAGCACAAGGTCAAGATGTGAATCTTCCTGGTGAAGCGCCTGTTCCACCTGCTGATGCGGAAGCACCAGTTCCGTCTGAGACAGAAGTTCCCGCTTCTTGATTGGACACTTCGAAGGGAGGGTGTCACTTGACATCCTCCTTTCATCCCTCTACAATGCAGTAGAGTTTTATTATATTATGGAGATTGATGATGCAAGACGATTTTTTATGGGTAGAGAAATACCGACCACAGACGGTAGCAGATACCATACTCCCCGATGATCTTAAAACGACCTTTCAACAGTTCGTTGATCAAAACAATGTTCCAAACTTATTACTAACTGGTCGAGCAGGCGTCGGTAAGACAACTGTTGCTAAGGCTATGCTTAATCAGATTGGCGCAGATTTCATTACTATCAATGGTTCGATGAATGGTAACATCGATACCCTTCGAATTGATATTTCAAATTTTGCTTCAAGTGTTTCGTTTACTGGCGGTCGTAAGTACGTCATTTTAGATGAGGCTGATTACTTGAATGCAAACTCGACACAGCCAGCACTGCGTAACTTCATGGAAGAGTTTAGTAAAAATTGTGGCTTCATTCTAACATGTAACTTTAAGAACCGTATCATTGAGCCACTACACTCTCGGTGTAGCGTGGTCGAGTTCAATATAAGTAACAAGGATAAACCTAAGATCGCCGCAGACTTTTTCAAGCGAGTGTGTGGTATTCTTGATGACGAAGGAATCGAATATGACAAAAAGTCTGTTGCTGAAGTTGTTCAACTTTATTTCCCAGATTGGCGCAGAGTCCTTAATGAACTACAGCGTTATTCTTCTACTGGTAGGATTGACTCTGGCATCTTAGCAAGTAAGTCTACTGATAATATCAGTGCATTAATTACTTTGATGAAAGACAAAAACTTTACTGGCACACGTAAGTGGGTTGCAGAGAATCAAGATATCGATTCGGCAGTTCTCTATCGCCAGTTGTACGACATTCTTCCTTCTAAGATTGCTTCTACTCAAAGTGTAGCAGACTCAATCATCATACTCGCTGAGTATCAATACAAAGAAGCATTCGTTGCTAACTCAGAGATCAATCGTGTTGCCGCACTTGCAACACTTATGGCAGAAGTGGAATGGAAATGATTAATCTCGCAGGAGAATACATACTCACATCAGACGATATCGCACACTCTCTGATTGAAAAATGTGATACTAAGTACAGACTCGAGGTAGATTCTACCACTAAGATGGGCTTTAGACTTTTTGCGGATAAAGGTATTCTAGAGAAGAAGTCCGACACCACTCACGATAGAACTGGCATGTATGCTGTCTGGAAAGATCATCATTGCCTTTATACAGGCAAGTCTGATAAGAGCATGGGTACACGAATCGGTAGATGGATTAAAGAGATACAGCGCAAGTCTTTGTACAATGAAAATCATCCAGCGGCAAGAAAGTATCGTGAGATGTGGGGCGAAGACTTTTCCAATATGACAGTATGTGTATATCACATAAAGAAGCAGGTTGATATTCCATCTAAAGATATTGAGAAATCTTTGATTCGTATATTGAAGCCCTTACTTAATGTGCAGGGTAAAAAATGAAACTGTTTGACAGATTCAAAAAACAAAAGCCTAGCCATCCTTGCTTAGTGTGCAACAAGAAGATTGGTAAAGATTATAGTATAGTTAATTATACTTACTTAGGTGGTCAGGGCACTGCTTACGTTTGTAAGAAGTGTTCAGATGAAATGAATACACCTAATATGAATGAGGATATCGATTATGGCGAATCCATTTGATTATGTAACGTCTATCACGCAGACGAAAAAGAATATGATGCGTGACAGTGAAAACGATGTATTGGCAGAAAAAGGCTACGAGCCTTGGTTGGTAAACAATGCACTTTCGTATCATGCAGACACAATTCTGTATGCCAACCTGATGAACATGCACCACGAACTGGATAAGCGACCCCAGTACGAGTGTCTTATAAATAGCATTAGACCTAAAAAGCGATGGGCAAAGTGGGTTAAGAATGCTGGAAATGAGGAACTCGATATTGTGTGTGCCTACTATCAATGTAATAGAACGGTTGGCCAAGAGTATCTGTCCTTGTTGTCTAGTGAAGAACTGGAAATAATGAAAAAACAACAAGAAACAGGTGGTTTGAAAAAATGAATTTATTAGACAAGTTAGTAGAGGTCACTCTACCTAACGAAGAGAGTTTTCTCAAAGTGAAGGAAACATTGACTCGTATTGGTATTGCCTCTAAGAAAGAACAGAAGTTGTTCCAATCATGTCACATCTTGCACAAGCAAGGTAAGTACTATATTGTACACTTCAAAGAATTGTTTATGTTAGATGGTAAGATTAATGACTTCTCAGATGAAGATAAAGCACGTAGAAATACTATTATCTCTCTGTTAGAAGAATGGGATCTTGTTAAGACCGTTGATGCTGAAAAGATTAACGAGCCTAAATCTCCATTATCACAAATCAAAATTCTACCTCACAAAGAAAAGGGTGAGTGGGAATTAATTGCGAAGTATAGCATAGGCAAAAAACGATAACTGGAGAATTATACTATGGAAGTGAAAGACAAGACTGGTCCGTTTACCCACGATTATTTTAACTTTCTTGATAATGATTCAGTAGTCAGTCAAGAACTTATTACCTATTATATTAGTGATGGGTACTTTGTGAAGCGTACTGCTGTACGCAGAAACCTAAGTGATGGAGATTACCACGACTCCATTCACGTTGAGCCACTTTATAGAATTAAGGAAGATTAATATGTCTGTATCACAACAACTTGAACTATTTCCAGAACTCGCTTCTCCCATAGATTATGGTAGCGTTACGTATACATTAGATACGAGCGAATCAATTCCATACAATCTCACATATAGCATTGACGATCAGATGAGTCAAGCAATATCCTTGACTGATAATATTAACGTCAAAGTATACAAAGTTTTTCCAGAAGCACATATGCCAGAACTCGGGACGGAGTGGGCTGCCTGTTTTGACTTGAAAGCCTCTATGAGAGAGGGCGATGAAGTTATGGTAATGAACGTTAATAACAAGCGTAGACCTGCGGCTTATGTTAACGGAAAACTTTTCATATACTCTGGTGAAAGAGTGTTGATTCCTACCGGACTCATTTTCGATCTAGAAGATACCCAGTCTATGCGTATTCATCCTAGATCAGGACTTGCTCTAAAGAAAGGAATTACATTAGCAAATTGCGAAGGCGTTGTTGATGCCGATTATGTATACCAGACTTTCGTGATGTTGCATAATATGAGTGACGAGGTATTCACTGTTGTAGACGGTGATCGAATTGCTCAAGCAGAAGTATTAGAGACTTATTCTAAATTTGTATTTGAAGAAGTCTTTGATGAGCCAGGAACTAAGACTAGCCGAACAGGTGGATTTGGTTCAACTGGCGTTTAATACATGATACAGTGTTATATAATTCATGACAAAAAATCATGAACTTTTTTTAGAACATAACGATGTTTCATGTATAAATAAAGATGTAAGTTGCCTAACGGGACTTACGTATATTAACCCTTGCTAAATATAGGAGGTCAATAATGACTTATTTGCAAACAAAATACGATCCTTTTACGACTGTAGGTTTTGATAGGATCTTTGATCGCATTACAGCTATGTCAGAAAACACTGTAAAGGCGAACTCATACCCACCATATAACATCACTAAAGAAAGTGATACTACATATATTGTGGAATTAGCCGTAGCAGGCTTCACTGAAGAATCATTAGACGTTGAGGTAAAAGACGGACAGCTTACTATTGAAGGTAAAGCTCCTGAAGCGACTGATGAAAAAGAGTATCTTCATAGAGGCATTGCCGCACGTGCTTTCAGTAGAAAGTTCACTTTAGCCGAGACTGTAGTGGTCAGAGATGCTTCCCTAGAGAACGGAATGCTTCGTATTCTGTTAGAAAATGTTATCCCCGAAGAGCAGAAACCGAAGAAGATTTCTATCGGCAAAACTCTTGAGGATACCAAAGAATTACTCACTGAGTAATACAGGGTGGGACGGAGTGAAAGCTCCGTCCTTTAATCTCACAGCTAACTATGGGAGTCAAAAGCTGATGAACAAAGCAATCTCTTTTCTGAAGAGTTGCGATGGCACATTTTGTGATGCAGTAGCGCAATTTGCACTAAGCGGACTATGTGTCTTTGTAATTGCTACATGTCTGGGTAGCATATCCTAAGAATGAAGACAACACACACAACACAGGAGAAAAGTATGTCTAATAAAAACCCCTTCGAAATCCGAGCAGAAATGCTTAAACTTGCTAAAGATTACATGGATCAGCAGTATCATATGAATATCCAATTCTATGAGAACATGATCGCAGAGGGCGAAAAAGCCCGCAAAGATGTTGAAGATAGCCTTCAAGATGCTTATAAAATGTACTCAATGGACGAGTTGATGGAGAAAGCCAAAGAACTGTACTCTTTTGTTTCCGAAAAGAAGTAAGTTAAAAACTAGGGACGTGTAAAAACGTCCCTTTTAACATAGAAAGAAATGATATGAGTGATCAACAAAACTACTGTACTACTAAAGGACTATTTCCTGCATTTTTGGTTATAGTCTTTATTATAGTAGGAGTGCCTTTACTTACTATGGGTATTTGGCAATAAAGTGCTTGACATTAGTATAGTTTGATGCTATACTGTACTTCTAAATAAAATTGAGAGATATAATATGGAAAATGTGATTGCATTGCCAACTTTGTTCAAACGTGATACAAAGGGCAAAATCAGAGTCTTAACTATTGAATATGGTTGGAACGATGAGAATGATGCGGCAACTAGGTCTATAGCTGGCATTCAAGGCGGCAAACTAGTTACCTCAGGTTGGAATATTTGTGAGCCTAAGAACGTAGGCAAAGTGAATGCCACGACATCTAAATCCCAATCGATTGCAGAAGCGCAAGCAAGTTGGGATAAAAAAGTCGAAAAAGAATACTTCACTGAAGTAAGCAAGATCGATAGTTACGATAAGTTCAAGCCTATGCTTGCAGGTGACTACACTAAACGTCCACAAGAATCTGGCTGGAGTCAACCTAAACTAGACGGTATCAGATGTATAGCAAATTCATCTGGACTGTGGACTAGAGCGGGTAAAGAGATCACCAGTTGTCCACACATTTGGGAAGCAGTAAAGCCATTTCTCGATGCTAATCCAAATGTAGTGTTAGATGGTGAACTATATAATCATCAACTAAAAGAAGATTTTAACAAGATTACAAGTCTTGTGAGAAAACTTAAATCAACTCCAGAGGATATCGCTGAGTCTGCA